CGACTAAATTCTAATCTATCAACTAACTTTACAGCGCCTGCTGTTCTATCAACGGCCACAAATCCTTCTGGTGCCGTTACTTTGTAACCATTTGGTGTTCTTAAAAAATGGCCTATACCTTGTATCTCACTTAACTTACTTACTAAAAAGTTTTTCGCATTTTGTAAAGTAACGTGTGAAGCAATAGCAAAATATAATGTTTGTTTATTTCTATCAATGTATCTTAAATTTTTTTCTAGTAAATCTTTATATTTTTTCTTACCACTTTCTGTCTTTCTACTATCTATTTCAGCCTTTAAAAAGTTTTCATAATAGTCTCTAAACATTTCAACTAAAGTTTTTACTTTAGCCATATGACCTTGTGTATTTCTTATATAATGATTAAAGAAAGTTTTTAATCTATAACCTACAGACAAAGTATCTGAGGTTGATTTACTCATTTCATCTAACATAGATTTAGCTTTTGATAGTGAACCCTCTGCCATTCTTATTCTATTATCAAACATTGACAATTCACCTTTTGTTAACTTTGCTGAACCTGAAACATCTTTAAAAGCTGCGTCAGCTAAAAATATTGAGGAGATACCTGATCTACCTTTAACAGTACCAAATCCAGCTTTTAAGTCTGCCATAGTTTTTCCTGTGTATGATGTATGAAATACAATACCCATTCTAGCTCTCTTAACTCTTTTACCCAATTTACTGTCTTCGGGTATGGCATACGTAATTGTATTAGGTGTAAATGTTATCATTTTTTCACCATCAATTGTATCTGATTTGAGATCAGATTTTGAAAATAAAAAGTCACCTTGTAGTATACCAGGTATATTTAATTTTTTTAATTCTTTTAGTGCTATATTTAATTTATCAGCTAAATCTCCTCCGTGATTTCTTCTAATATCACTAGACTCGTAATTTATTTTTGGATTTTTATTAAAGACGGCCTTAGTACCTACAAAGAATTTACCATTTTCTGGATTAGTACCACAGATGATAGCAGGAGCGCCATCCCATTTGACGGTCATATTAAGTTTATTACCAGATTTACTGGCTAACATATCTCTTAATGACTTTAAGAAGTTAATAGCATTTACTCCACCTATAGAACCACGATTTATTATATCGTCTTCTACATGTTCTAAATGCGTATTTTTCTCTTTTGTAAAAAATCCCTTAAAACTAAACATTTTTCTCTCATTTTATCCATTAATATAATCACTTTTTCCATATATTTTCAACTTTTACTAATATTTATACTAGTAATTATCTAAGAAATAGGTTAATGTAAACCTACCATTCATGTTATCAATATGTTCTTTATCCATAGTAACTGGATTTACTGTGTGATAATTATCACCCCTAAACATAATTAATCTATTATTTTTACAATCAATTATATTCGATGTCTCATTTAATTCTAGTTCACCACCTTTAAATTTTTTAGGCTCTTTATATAACCATATTAATATAGTCAAGTAAGAAATGTCATTATGTGTCTTATAAAAATCAGAGTTTTCATAGTAACTAACCATAGTGTCAATTCTATCTACCTGAGAAAATCTATAACTAGTACCCTTTGGAAATGTGGTATTTACACTATCAAAAAAACTAGGTTGTCTTAGTTTGTCTTTTAGTCTCAGTATGTTGGAAAAGTCAGCCTTTTTTATATTATAAATTTCATCTAAATTTGCTCTTTTGGCAGCTGACATAGGATTACCTATTTCATCTTTAGCTGTAGAAGATTCTTTTTCAGCTCTGCTCATTTGATCAGATGAATATAAAAAGTCTAGTTCTTTCCAAACTAAATTTAATTCTTTTTCATCAAACCAATTGTCAATAACTAAAAATGGAAATGCAGAACCTACTTTGTTAGAATAAATTAATTGATCCATAAAAATTTAGGTATACCTCCACTTGTTTCCCATACACGGTGTTTATTTTGAAAGTCTGCTACTCTTTGTGCATCTTCTTCAAAAAAGAAATTGCCTATTATGTTATTAGTAGGTTTCTCTATAAGTTGCCAAACTATTTTTTTACCTTTCTTTTTCATTTTAGTAACATATGATAACTTATCATATTCATCATCATGTTTAGGTCTTCTATCGCCCTTATGAAATTTTACTTTTTGTTTTTTATTCATTAAATTTTAAAATCAGAAAATTTATCATACGCTTGTTCTGGAGTAGGATATTTTTCTTCTTCTTTAGTTTGATTACTATCTACTATATTTTGAGCTGAGTTTTCTACATCATATAGTCTCATTTTACTCCTATCAACACCTACTATAAACGATCTATTTGTGCTAGGGTCATTATACCTATTTTTTAATTGTTTAACTTTCATTTGCCCTAACGCTTCTAATTCTTCATTAGACATTAGAGCAAACATAAAGTCGGCTGTCGCTGGTAAACCAAAACTTTCTGAGGTATCTTCTAAACCAATATCAGTTGATACAAAACCAGTTCTGGTAGTTTGTGTAGCAGAAAAGATCGGTACATCAAATTCAACAGCGAGACCTCTAAGTTCTTCAGCAATTGCTTTAATGTAAAAGTATGATGATATATTACCACCTTTAAATCTACTACTAGCACAAATATTTAAATAGTCAATAAAAATAACTTGTGGTTTAAATGACTTCTTTAATGATAATTCATTTAATAAACTTCTAAAGTGACCAGCATGAGCAGAAGCTGTTGGATATTCTTTGATAATTAACTTACCACTAGTTTTATCTCTTATCTTAGAAATTTTATTCTCATATAATTCTTTAGGCATTACATGTAAATCATCAATCGTTACATCTAGTAAGTTTGCGTCTATTCTTTCAGCAATTCTTTCTTCAGCCATTTCAAGTGTAATGTATAAAACATTTTGACCTTGAGTTAGAAAGTTAGAAGCTACATGACACATAAACAAAGACTTACCTACACCAGTGCCAGCCAATGCGATATTTAAAGTCTTACTTGGAACGCCACCTTTTGTAATTCTATTAAAGAAACTTAAATCAAATGGATAACGTTTTTCTTTTGTATGATACCAATCAAATCTACTTTCAGCGTCACCAATATAATCATGTCCTATATGATTATCAAAAGAAACAGACAAAGCATCAGCAAGAATACTTGGTATCGCTTCTGGTGTTCTTGTCTTATCTTTATTATCTAATATCTTAATACCATCAAGCACAGCGTTATGTACTGCTCTATCTTTACAAAACTTTTCTGTAGTATCCAATAACCATTGTAGATCAGTTTCTTCATATGATATACCATTTACTAAGTCTTTTATGGATTTTAATTCTTCATCGTTTATATCTTTACGATTATTAAGTTCAATTAAGATAGCTTCTTTAGTAGGTATATTTTTATACTCTAAAACAAATATTTCTATTTGTTCAAATAGTATTTTTTCATCTCTTTTAGAAAAGTAAAAAGATTTTAAGAAAGGTAAAGCTTTTCTAGTAAATGCTTCGTTATAGAAAAGGTTTGTTAATATAGTTTTTTCTATTCTATTGTCCATCAAATTCAATTTTACCTTCTCTCAACTGTTGTTCCATAACCTCTATAAGAATGTCGCCAATATAATTTCTAAAATCAGTAGAATTTACATCTTTGCTATTAGGATTAGACATAATATCATAAGTAAATTTTAAAGGCAACTCTCCTTTTTCATTTTCTGTTTCAGAAATTTTTACTTTATTATATTTGTATATAATATTTTCATATTGACCCTCCAATATTTTAATACAGGAGAAGTCATCGCCTTGCCTTTGAGCAAAAACGTATCTTTTATTCTGTTTCGTCTGATCCGTAACTGAATTTCTTTTTGGCATATTCATCAATCTTGTCTAATACTTCCTTTGTAAAATACTTTTCAGGATCCTCATTGATGTTCTTACCAAATACTTTTGAACCATCAGGCATTTCATATCTAGTAGATACTTTTTTAAATACACCTGCTGCCTCGCCAAGTTCTAACAAGCCATAATACTTGTCTAAACCTGTTTTGTATGTTAGTCTTACATCTATTTGAGCATTTTCTTTTGTTAACCTTGATTTGTAATTTTTACAATGTATAATATTACCAACTACTTCAGTACCGTCTTTTTCT